TCGATTGATTCGGCTAATGCCATTAGGATATATCTCCGATATAAACAGTTTTAGGCTTAGTTTTAAGACGTAGCTGCGGTCTATGCAGAAGTTTTATATGTTCCACCAATTCTCATATTCCAACCGTTACCTATATGTGTGTTATTTATCCAAGTATAAGTACCGTTTGCTGCTGTTGAAATAAATTCACCTTTAGAACTTGCTGGCTGTGGAGCAAAAACTATGTCGGGTAAACTTGTTGTACCACCATGTCCTCTCATACTTATAAGTATGCCTGCATATCTTGAATGTCCAGCACCAGAATTATCAACAACAAAAGGCAAATTCATTTCTAAGTTGCCACTTGGAGAACCACCTGAACCAACTTGCACATATCCTTGTATATGAACTGTATCACCAATTTTTGTATAACCTATGGTGTAATAAGTTGAATTAGTCCAACTACCACCATTTGATCCTGTAAAACTTACTGTATAAGTTCCTTCTTCATAGTCGTCAAGTAGTTCACTTGTTGAACCACTCGCATTACTTGTAGCACTAAAGTCAATACCATGCCCAGCAGTTCCTACAACTAAGTTTCCATCATTTATAAGTACATCACCACTAGATTTAATCCGCATCCTTTCTTTAAAAAGATATCCAGTGCCACCCTGTCTTGATGCAAATGCTATATCAGTTGAAGCTACAGTTGTTTTAACAGCAGCTATTCTAGCTGTATTTAATCCAGTAGAAGCAACAGCAAGAAATAGACCAGAATATGAACCAACAGAAGTATCGGGGTTATAAATCATCAATTCGTGATCTTCTGCTGTGTAATTAGCTACTGCCGAATGAACAGTATCAAAATCCCAAGTTCGAGTACTACTTCTTCTAACTTCTAATACTGAAGCTGGTGTGGTATCTCCGATTCCAATCTTGCCATCTGTAGCCATGTGCATAGCTACTCCTGATGCAGTTCTAAATTCTAATTCAGAACCATTAGTGCCATCAGCAGTTCTTGGATTGTTAATAGAAGACCAGTTATTACCTTCACCGTTATAAAACCTTATAGAATAATCTGTTCTATGACTAAATGATAATTGTCCTGTAGCTAAATCTAATGCAGTTCTAGGGCTTGTTGTACCGATACCACAGTTTCCAGACGAATCTATACGCATACGTTCTGATCCACCAAAATCAAAAGTAGCAGCAGAAGCATCTGCATCTACAGCAATGTCTAGATTAAATCCACTACTGTTAGCAGTATTTCGTGCTTGTATTCTTAATCCAGCGTCAGTAGTTGCATTATCATTTTCTCCAATTATTAGTGCTATTGGATCTGTTCTATCAACAAGAGTTAGACGTTTATCAGGAGACGTTGTTCCTATCATCACATTCCCAGACGAATCTATTTTTACATCAGGTGTGTTGTTATTATTTGTTGAAAATACAATATCTTCAGTAGACCTTAAAGCAAGATCATTTGCATTACCTAAACTTCCTGCTATACCAGAAGCTTGACCAATAAAACTTTTATTAGTGCCACTTGTCTGTAACCTTAGATGTGCACCATTAGCATTTGTTGTATTAATAAAAAAGGATGCATCAGTACTTGTAGAGATAGTTAAACTACCAGAACCTAAAGTTCCTGTTGTAACTATATTTTGAGATCCAAAATCAGGAGATATTTTTGAACCAGCTATCGCAGCCGATGCGTTAACATCAGCGTTGACTATATCTAAAGACGCTAACTTAGATTTAGCTATAGCTGCACTAGCGTTTATATCTGCGTTAACTATCGTTCCGTCTACAATGTTACCACTTGCAATGGTAATCCCTGTTGGTAATGCACCAGTAGCAATCTTTGATAAAGCTATAGCAGCACTTGCGTTTATATCGGCATTAACGATTTCACCATCCTTAATACCTTTTTCTGTTATTTGTGTTAATGTCATTATTTTTATTTGTATTAAGGTCTATTAAGTTGTGAAATAAGTTGCTTGTCCTGTAATTCTGCCAGAACCATTAAAGCTACTATTTACTGTACTTCCGCTACTATTAAAGTGTTGTAAATAAATCTGACTATTTGCAATATAGGAACTGTTACCATATACACGCATATCCCCATGCATTAATGTCATATCTCTAAACTGAGGAGCACCATAACCACCGTTTTGATTACCAGAACCAGAACCATACAAAGCAGCAAAAGGTAATTCAGTAATATAAGGAGAACCACTACCAGATGTTCCACCACCAGTTACAGTTATATCAAACCAGACTGTAACCATTCTACCTATTTTTGTATAAGTACCGCTAGTATTTGAGTAACTTACACCACTCATGCTAGAAGCAGCTTTATCAACGCCAGGACTCCAACGACCTTCTTCATAGTCGTCAAGTAACTCGTTGTGATTTGATGCACTTCCCTGACTAGCATTGGCAGTTGCAGAGAAGTCAATACCATGACCGCTTGCTACTTTTAAATCACCGTCATTTATTTCGACATCTCCATCATCATGTATTCTTAATTTTTCACCACCACTAGAACCTGCGGTAAAAGCAAGCTCATTGTTTTGTGAAAATATTTGAGTGCTTTCCATAGCACTACTACCGCTATTTGTTAAATTTAACCTAGTAGCAGAAGATGAACCTTGACTAAGAGTTAGAACAGCATTAGTAGAAATATTTGAGAAAGAAGTTGTACCCATAAGGATTCTTTTATCAGAACCTATACGCATAGCTTCACCTAAAGTATTTGAACCGTCAGGACAAACACTAAATCTCATAAAACTAGGCAAATCCCCTGATCCGCTCCAAGCAGATTCGGCAGAAACTGAGATTTGTGCCCCAATATGACCTTCATTACTTGCAAATCTGATACTTCCTATACCTTCACCAGCACCGCAGTTGGTTGTAGTTTTATTTACTTCTAAATGAATCAAACCTTGTCCAGAACCACCATCACCAGCAAATCCCCTAAAAATTGCTCTAGTACTTGCACTATTACCAGATATAGCTCCAACTAATAATCTGCCATCCGAATCTATACGCATTGCATGATTTCCACCAACTTTAAATCGCAGTTGATTACTATTTCCTCTTCCATCTATAGTTAATCCATCCGCATCACCTAATAATGTACCAGCATCACCATGTGTGTTGATACTTAAATGTATTTCAGGATCAGTTGCATGAAAAATTTCTAATTCTGCCGTTGGATTAGTTGTACCGATTCCAATTTTCCCATTTGCATCTACTGTGATACGATTAGACCCAGATTTTTCTAATCCTAACCCACCTGTATTGAGTTGAAAAAGTTTATGTGATTCACCGTTAGTTTCTAATTGTAACGCTGCATAAGAGTTATCTCCACCTTCTATTGAAATTTGTGAAACAGCATTAGCTTGAGAATTATTAACATTCTTAACTGTTAGTCCAGCTACAGAATTACCTCCTCTAGAAATAATACAATTATCTCCATCGTAAGTAAAATCAGCTTCACCATTTAAAGTATTAGCAGTACCAGAACCAGTAATAACTCTATTGTCTGCGTTAGTGTTTACAAAAGTTTCTAACTTAGATTTAGCTATCGCTGCATTAGAATTTACGTCAGCATTGACTATATCTAAAGAAGCTAACTTAGATTTTGCTATTGCTGCACTAGCGTTAACGTCTGCATTAACTATATCTAAAGATGCAAGCTTCGATTTAGCTATTGCTGCACTACTTGATATATGTGTATTAGCTATCTCTCCAGTTTTAAGTTCAGTTGCACCTACAGTATTAGGACTTGGTGTACCAACTGAAACTGTGTTACCTAAAGAAACTGCAAAGTAAGTTGCACCATTTGCTGGAGCAGATCCTAATTTAATTTTACCGTTAGCTAATTTTACAAAACCTTCACTTGGAGCACTTGTGCCAGAATTAGGTTTTTGAATAACACCATTAATACTTAATAATAATGATTGAGCATCTACAGGTACTGTTGAACATGTAAATTCTGTTTCACTACCATTAAATGCTGGAGTTAAAGTGACAATATTAGAACTAGCTGAAGATGCTACATCATCCCATTGAGATGCTGCATTATTCCAAACTTTCATCTGGTTATCAGCAGTACTAAAATATAAATCTCCTTGTACTCTTGCACCGCCTGCAGGTCTAGTGTTTGGTTCTGAACCTAATGGCCCGTAATATCTTTCGTCAAAATCATCTACAACTGCTTGAGCATTTGCTACTCCAGCTTCGTCTAATGTAAGACGATGATAATTATAAGTATGTAATGTACTTGTTGTTTCAAGTAACATACCTCTACCAGCAGGATATGTTGTTGATGCAACTAATCCATTAACAGTTACGTTTACTCCAGATCCAGCACCGTTAGTAAATACTTTCGTTGTAACACCTGATCCTAATGTAAATGCACTTGATAAAGCCTTAATACTGACAATAGTTCCAGCACCATCATTAATGTCTGGGTTAGTTGAAGGAAAACTTGTTTCATTAGCTATTGGATGAAAACCACCAACTTCAGTTACTAACTCAACAACTCTTTCGTTAACAGCTTGAGCTGTAGGTATCTGTGCATCTGTAGCAGTACCTGATATTGTTTCTACAACACTTTTACCAGCAACAACTTCGTTTAAATCGGCTGCTGTCCCAGTATATCCATCTAGTTTGTTTAATTCATTAGTAGTTACTGTCGCACCATCAAGAATGTTTACTTCAGTTGGTGTTGCAGTTTGACCATCATTAAGGTTTAGTTCAGCTGTTGTTGCTGTTATACCATCTAATGTATTAATTTCAGCTGCTGTTGCAGTAACTCCATCAAGAATATTTAATTCTGCTGTAGTAGAAGTTACTCCATCTAATTTATTAATTTCTGTTGCTGTAGCTGTTACTCCATCTAAAATATTTAATTCAGAAGTAGTAGCTGTTACCCCATCTAAAATATTTAATTCTGTTGTACTAACAGTCGCACCATCTAATATTGCTGCTTCTGTAGTAGATATATTATTAAATGTTCCGTTGTAAGTTAAGTTTCCAGTTACAGTTAAGTTATCATCAACTGTTACTGTACCACCTTGCGAGTCAAGTTCTAAATTACCAGTAGTTGCTCTAACTTCATTTCCATTTATTTGTACATTATCTACAGTTGCAACTCCATTGACGTTTATATAACCGTCTATAGTTGTATTGTCTAAATTTGTAGTACCATCTACGTCTAAGTTATTATTAAAATCTACTGCGGAAGCTACTGTTAGTGTTCCATCTACGTTTAAGTTAGAGTCTATATCTGCATTTCCAGTGACATCAAGGGTTCCTGGAATATCTACATTACTTGTAAACTCAACGT